ACCGCCTATTGGGCCGGCGTGGCGCTCGGCAACATGGCTGGCAAGGCGGCGCGCGATGCCGAAGGGCACTGGCTCTACGACGAGCCGGACATGGACGATGCCGACTGCTTCGTGCCGCCCGAGTGGGCCCAGGAGCTGGTCTTTCTCTGCGACACGGACGAGCCGGAGAACCGCACCGTTGCCAAGGTGACGCGCGGTCTCAAGCGCGCCGAGCGGCTGCGGCCGGGCCTCGTCGGCATCATGGTCGAGCCGATCGGCGGCGGCATGGACTTGAACGACCTCGCGATGCGGCAGGCGAGGGAGGGCGCACGGGCAACTGCGGTGGAGGGACCCGGAGCGGTCGGCGAAGGCCGGAGCGACGGGCAGAATACCTAAGGGGCGGCATGGCAGGGAATGACGAGACGCCGCCCCCCGACGAAGAGACGGGGCCGCGGCGGGTCAAGGACGCGATCAAGCGCGGCAAGCGCGTTGCCGACCTTCAGGTGATCGAGGGTGGCAAGGCTTCGGCCGACAGGCCGAAACGCTCGCGCAGCAGCGGCAAGCCGAAGACGAAGAGCGAGGGCGAGCCGCCCGACGAGTCCGACGAGGGCGCGCCGATCGATGTTGACGATCTGCCGCCGCCCGAAGGGCTTGATCCGGAAACCATCGAGAAGATCGGCGAGTGCCTGCCGCTCGACCAGAACGATCGCGACAATGCGCGGCGCATCGTCATCTGGTTCGGCCTCGACCTCGCTTATGTGCCCGGCATGGGCTGGCTGGTGTTCACCGGCACGCACTGGCTGCGCGACGAAGGCGAGCTGGCGGTGCGGCTCAAGGCGCAGCACCTGGTCGACAAGATCAAGCTCGAGGCGGCGGCGCTGACCGGCACGCCGGCACAGCTGCGCCTGCTCGCCGCGGCAGACACGGCCGGCACCAAGCCGCTGGCCGCGCAGACCGATGCCGACAGGGCGCTGCTCGGCCGCGCGCAGAAGGTCCGCGAGATCATCGCCAAGCAGAAGAGCGCCCGCCACAAGTTCGCGGTCGGCTCTGGCAACGCCGGCAAGACCGACGCCATGCTCCGCCAGGCGCAAAGCCTGCGCGCGGTCGGGCCGGAGCAGCTCGACGCCAATCGCATGCAGTTCAACTGCCGCAACGTGACGCTGACCTTCGGCCGCGAGCTCGATCCCGATTGCCCGGACCCCGATGCGGTGCGCTGGCGCGGCACGATCGCGGCGCGGCCGCATGAGCGGCCGGACCTCATCACGATGGTCGCCGATGTCGATTACGAGCCGGAAGCGACCTGTCCCTATTTCCTTGCGGCGCTCGAAAAGGTGCAGCCTGACGCGACGATGCGCCGGTTCCTGCAGGTGGTGCACGCCTATGCGCTGCTGCTCGGCGGCAATGACGAGCAGATCCTCGTCTACCACTACGGCACCGGTGCCAACGGCAAATCGGCCTTCCTCGAGGCGCTCGGCCGCATGGCCGGCAACTATCGCGCCGTGGTGGCGCCAGAGACGATCGCCGGCGACGGCAAGACCGACGGCAACAAGGCCTCGGGCGACATCGCGCGGCTCGTCGGCCGGCGACTCCTCACCATCGAGGAGCTGCCGCGCGGCACGCCGCTGCGCGAAAACCTGATCAAGGCGCTGACCGGCGGCACGCGCATGGTGGCGCGCTTCAACTTCAAGGAGCTGTTCGAGTTCGAGCCCCTCTTCACTCCCGTGCTGTCGGGCAACGACATGCCGGAAGTGTCGCCGGACTACGGCATCTTCCGGCGGCTGAGGATCGTCAAATGGGGCGTGACGCTGGCCGAGGCGGACCGGATCGCGCCGAGCGAGCTGACGGCGCGCTTCGACGCCGAGCGGGCCGGCATCCTCAACTGGCTGATCGAAGGGCTGATGCTCTACCTCGCCAACGGGCTCGCGCCTTACATGCCGCGCGAGGTGACCGAGTTCACCGAGGAATATCGCGAGGAGCGTGACCCGGTCGGTACCTTCGCCAAAATCGGCTTCGTGCCCGATCCCGGCAACAAGACGCTGGCTGGCGAGGTCTACAAAACTTATTCGGCCTGGTCGGACCGCAATGGCTATCGGCCGATGAGCCTTTCGGCCTTCGGTCGCCGGCTGACCGCGCTCGGCTACCGCAAGGAGCGTGGCAAGAACGTCTATTACCTCGACGTGAAGTTGAGCGAGGACGTCGACAGGTTCGACGCCACCGGCCTCGTGCCGCCGAAGGGCACGGCCGGCGATCCGGGGTGGTCGCCACCGTAGGACCATCGCGGCGCGCTCCGGGCTTTTCGCCTCCGCGCGCTGACCCCCAACCCCTTCTGAGCGAAGAGAAATCGGAGCCGCAAGTGTCGTCTGCGCTGGCGCGCAGCGATACGACACTTGCGTCACTTTTCCGACAGTCGGGATAAACTGTCGCGTTCCGATTTCAAGCGATATTTCAACGGTTTACATGGAATTGCCGACACTCGCGACACCCCCGCGCGCGTATATAGGCTTGGCGGGGTGCGGGGGGTGCATTCCGCCATGGCGCTCATAAGCGGCGAGAACGAAAAGCGCTCATGTCATACGGGAAGACTGTCGCAACTGTCGCAACTGTCGCTTCCCCCTGATTTCTCACCCTTTTTTCCTACCGACACTTTTGCCTCGAGTGTCGGAACTGTCGGAGACCAGAAATGGTGAAGGAAGAGGCACGGCCGGCAACGGCTGAGAATGAAATCGAGCAGGTGCCGATCGGCAAGCGGAGTACCGTGCATCGGCGCCGGTTCGAGCAGCCCGAGCTGCCTGACCTGATGGCGATCTTCGAACATCGCTGGTACCTGATCCAGGTGGCGAGCGGGCGCGAGACGCTTGTGGCAGAGCTGATGCGCCATCGCGGGCACCAGGCGATCGTGCCAGTGGTCCGTTGCTGGCGCCTGGCCAATCGCTACGCCCGCCGGAAGAGCGAGCGGGAGTTCGCGCTGATGGCGCGCTACCTGATCCTCGGCTTTCGCCACGACGACGTGTTCGGCTTCGATGACCTCAGGCGGATCGTCTTCACGCCGCAGGTGGTGAGCGACAGCGAGGGCTACGAGCAGGTGTCGCGCGCCGAGCTGCTCGACTTCGTCAAGTTCCTCGGCACATCGGTATGGACGGTCGATGATGCACAGCAGTTCATGCGCACCGGCCGTGAGTTTTCGGTGGGGGACATGGCCGAGGTGTTGTCGGGCTCGCTCGCCGGCTGGACCGTCAGGGTGAAGCGGATCGATGGCGACCTTGCCGCTTTCGATGTCGCCATGATGGGTCGGTGGATGGAATGGCGGCTGCCTCTTGCCATGCTCGGCAAATCAGCCTAACCGTCGCAACAGGACAACCGCCCGACAGGCATCGTGTCTTCGATGCCGAAACCGACCGCAGCCCCACGGGGCCGAGCAGCGGGGCGACCCAGGCGCCGAGCATCGCGAGCGCCGCGAAGGGTGGTTATTGTCCGAAGATTTGGAGCGCGTCGTTTGGCTGAGGCCGGGCGGCGCGCTCTTCGTTTGTGAGCCGACCTTTGCCAGCCAGCTCGCCCCAGCGGCCGATATCGCTTCCGCGCGGTATCGGCCGCACCGCTCTTTCCGCAACGTTGCCGAAGGTAGATGGCCGGTCCGCTGCTTACCCGCTTCGGCAATGCCGGCTTCACGCTCGACTTTGCCGCCAGCGTCGATGATGTCCTGTCAACGCTCGACGAGGCAGATCGCTGGGTCGGGCCGTATGTGACCGCCTCGGCCTTGTCCGCCACGGCGTTCGACATGCGCGATGCAGAGCAAAAGGCGCTGACCGCTGCGTTCGATCGGCCGGTCTCGCTGACGAAACGGGCCGTGCTCTACACCAAGGCGACGCGACAGGAGCTGACGGCAACCGTGTTCATCCGGGACGAGGCCTCGGGCGGCGTGCCGCCGGCGCGCTACCTCGAACCGGAAATCCAGGGTGGGCCGCGGCGCCCGAAGTCGCACGAGCTGCGCCTGCGGCGTGCCGGCATTCTCGGGCCGCATGAGTTCGCCGTGCCGGCCAAGACCGTGCCGCTCGATGCCTACGGCAATGTCCGGCCCGGCTCGATAGAACAGATGCTGTCGCAGTTGCAGGCGGCCGAACAGTTCGCCGGCTACATGGCCAACGAGACCAAGCGCTCTCGCAGGCGGGCGGGCATGCGGCGCACCTCGCGCTACTTCTTCGCGCGCGGCGACACCGACCTGCCGCGCGGCATCTACGAGAGGCTGGGGCTCGGCTCGAAGGCGCGCATCCGCGGCTTCCTCATGTTCGTCAAGGATGCGCCCGACTATCGCGTGCGCTACCGCTTCGGCCAGGCGGCCTCGACCAAGGCAGCCCGCGTGTTCGGCGACTACTGGGGCAGCTATTTCCAGCGATTCATCAGCAGCGGCAAAATCATGAAGGGCTGACCGGAGGTCGCGGGTCCTTCCAGCATCGAGTTTCCCCGCGGGTAATTCGGACCCCGCGCGTTCGCCAGTCTGACGCGTTTTTGAGAGCCTAAAGAGCCGCTAAAGAGGAGCCTAAAGAGCGCTAAAATGGAGACGATGAGCAAGGGCGAGTTCGCCGCTCACATCGGCGTCTCCCCCGGGCGCATCAGCCAATACATCGACGCCGGACATATCGGCGCCGATGCCCTCGTGGGGGAAGGCCGCTCGGCCCGTATCGATGTGGCGCGGGCCATCGAACAAATCCGGTCCCGGCGCCATATCGGCCAGTCTCTCGGCAACGGCCTGGCGACGCACCTGCGACTGGTGCCGACTGCCGCTGCTGATCAGGTGGGAGGCGAAAATGTAACGGGTGCGGCCGATACGACGCCGCCGCCGCTCAAGCGCGAGCCCGATGCGGCCGAACTCATCCAGATCGAGCGGCTCGCGAGCGAGCGGCGCAAGAACCGCATGGCGGCGGTCGAGGAAGCCCGCACGCTCGGCGCCCTGGTCGAGGCCGAGGCGGTCGAGCGGGAGGTGGGCAAGGCCGTTCAGGCGACGCTCAACATCTTCACCGGCATGGCGCCGGACCTCGCCAATGCCATTGCCGCCAAGTTTTCGCTGCCGCAGCGCGATGTGCTGCACCTGATCCGCCAGGTGATGAACGAAAGGCGTGGCGCCGCAGCCGCCCAGTTCGATGGTGCGGCGGCGAGCCTGCCCGAAACCAAGGAAGCCGTGATCGAATGACCGATCTCGTGGTCGAGGTCGCCAATGCCGAGCGCATCGCGACCCTGACCCTCGCCCAGATCATCGCGCCGCCGCCGCCGGTCGATTTCGTCAGCTGGGCCGAGCAGAACGTCGTGTTCTCGAAGCGCGAAGGCCCGTTCGAGGGGCCGTACAACCGCGCCCTGTTCGGCTATTTCGACGAAATCCTGCGCGCGCTCTCGCCCGACGATCCATGCCGCATCGTCACCCTTAAGAAGTCGGCGCAGCTCGGCGGCACAGTGCTCGCCAATATCTTCACCGGTGGGTCGATGGACATGGACCCCGGCGATTTCCTCTATGTGCATCCGACCGATGACAATGCCGCCCGCTGGTCGAAGCTCAAGCTGACGCCGTTCCTCAAATCGACCACGGCACTGTCGCGCATCTTCCCGATGAAATCGCGCGATGGCTCGGACTCGATCCACCTCAAGGAACGGCGCGACGGGCGCGGCGCCATCCTGATCTCGGGCGCCAACTCGCCGGCGTCCCTCAGCCAGGTGTCGATGCCCCGCCAGGTGCAGGACGACCTGGCCAAGTGGGAAATGAACAACGCCGGCGACCCCGAGACACAGGCCGACAGCCGGTCGCGGGCTTACGACTTCGCCAAAATCTTCAAGGTCTCGACCCCGCTGGTCGAGCCGGGCTGCCGGATCACCCGCAACTATGACCTGGGCAGCCAGGAGCGGCTCTATCTGCCTTGTCCCCATTGCGAGCACATGCAGACGCTCGAATGGGAGAACATGCTGCAAAACCTCGACGAGGCGCATCCCGAGCAGGCGCACTTCACCTGCGACGACTGCGGCGCCGTCATCGAGCAGCACCATCTGCCGGATATGCGTTCGCGCGGCGAATGGCGGCCCGACAATCCTGCCGCCAAGCGTGTGCATCGCTCCT